ATATCCTTTGAATCTTTGTTTTTACGAGTTTTATCAACATCTATATCCCAAACTTTTCCATCGGTAAAGAACACACGAACACTGTGCAAGTATTTAACAGGCACAACTTGTATGTCTACATCTTTGAACACTTCGGGCCAGTGATCAACTATATCTGGCGGTAACTTCTTACTTTTAGGCACTTTCGGCTACAGACTTTTTCTTCTTAGTAGGAACTAGCTCTTCAGCTTGTTCTCTTAGTCTTTTAGCTTCTTTAAACATAGTGTCTGCTTGTGAACGGTATTGTGCTGCTAATTCTTCATCACTTAAAACACCATTACTAGGCATGTTATTTACTTCAGCAATAGTATCAACAGAATCATCTAACATTGTAGTAGGTTCAGTAGTTTTAGTTGCAGGAGCGCCTTGCATTGCAAGATCTTCAATGGCAACACCTTTTTGTTCTGCAATAATTCTATTCAACTCGTCTAACATAATAACAGTTTTGTTATCTGGAGTCATTTCAATTATATTAGTTGCTACCTTTTGAAGTTTTCCTGTTTTATGAAATCCGGCAAGCATATTTCTGCCATCTGGTAAGTAAGCTCTTGCCATTGCATTAGCAAATTCGTCTTCGCTTTGACCGGCACCACTTTCTACTAGTTTCATAAGTGTGTCGTGTTCTTCAGCCATCAAGTTTTCTGTTTGCACTACTAAACAGTTTTCTGGTTCACCAGGAATAGTTCTGTAAGCAACAATTACTTTTCTTTTATTGGTCTTAACACGAGCGACATGTTTTAACGCCATTATTTGTCTCCTTCGGCTGCTGTTTGAGCCTGTTGTTGTGCAGCTACAGCGCCTAGAAATGCTTCTAATTTAGTGTAGGTATTCCCCACAATAGTCATTTCGTTGGGCTTAAAAGCACCACGCTGACTTGCTACATCAATGATTTGTTTAATATTACCTAGATCTTGTACGGTAAGTTCTACACCAGATCCATTTGCTTCAGCAGTTTCAGTTTGCGCAGGTGCTTCAGCATTTTTGGTTTCGTTAGTCATAGTTAATTAACTCCTTATACTATTAGTTATTGACAATTATTTACTTGTACTTTAAAAGTGGACACGCCAAAGTGAAATATGAAAGTTCTTTTGGCTCTTCGAATCCTACTTTTAAAACAGTCTGAACACTGTTTTTTTCATCAACATTAAGAGCTCTACCAACATAGTATCTACCCTTAAGATGATCTTTAATCCATCTAGAAATAGATTCTTCTAGATTATATTTTAGAGGAATTTTAATATATTCAAAATGTAGAGGAGCAGAGCTTGTTACCCTGCAATTAAATACTTCGAGTTTATTTGGTTCTTTATTTCTAAGCAGAGTTTTTGTCATAGTGTGCAGTTGTTCCAAAAGGTGCTTGAAGATCTTTTTCTCTATTTGAATGAATAATAAACACTGTGTCACAATATTCATCGTCACCCCAGCTACCCCAAGGATAACCATCAGTAAACATGATAAACTTTTTAGGAACAATATCGTTTTCTTTCATGTATTCCCAGTTACAATCAAAGTCGGTTCCGCCACCGCCCATGATCTGATAATCGAGTAAACTATCACCAGCGTCTGCTGAAAAGTCCTGTTCATTGTAAACTTTAGTATCAAAGCACCATAATTTAATTTGAAAGTCTTTGTATTCGTCCATGATGCCTTTGACTTCTGATAGAAAGTCTTGTGCCTGATCGTCACCGATTGATCCACTCATGTCAATACCAATAGCAATATCAATAGTTTCATCAAAATTCATACCTGGAAGAATAGCACCAGTATGCCAAGCCTTGCGTGAGGGACGACTAAATGTATAATCGTTGCGGATAGTTGACTGAATCTGTTGACGCAAAATTTCACGCCAATTCATCTTAGGCTCAGTAAGCTCTTTAATCATTCGAGCAATTTCACCTGGAATATTACCAGCACCAGATGCTTGTGCTGCACTCATCATACTTTCTTTAATTTCTTCTTTAATCTTTTTAATTTCTTCTTTTGAATATTTAGGAGGACCTTTTTTCTTACCATTTTTATCTTTTTGGTCTTGTGGATCACCTTGCCAATCGAGATGCTCGTCTAGTAATTCGCCAAGTTGTTCTAAATATTCTTTACCATTTTCTTCTGCTTGTTTGAACAATTCGTCATATACTTCTTCAGAGCTCCAACCATCATATTTAAAATCTTGGAAACAATCAATAGGTTTAGGTTTGTCACCAATACGATCACGCACTAGTAAATTATTTACAATGTAATCGCAAGCAATATTATACAGCATCGGATTGCGATCTTCGCGACGAGTTAAGTGATCAAATACACAATGTAAGATTTCGTGTGCAATTACAAACTCAATTTCTTTATTAGAAAGAGCATTAAAAAATTGTGTATTAAAATACAAATGACGACCATCTGTAGCCGCCGTTGGGCACCAATCGTCACATGCTTTGATCTTAAGGCGTGTAGCCATGTTGCCAAAAAATGGATGTCTAAGAAGTAAACCCACTCGAGCTACAATTACTTTGTCCAACACTTCTTTATGCATTTCTGCAAGTGCTTCTGGAGTAATATCTGGATCTGGTTGAAAGCCTTTTGTTTCGATAGTCATGCCATGTTCTCCTTAGTTGTGCTTATATTATATTTAATAAACATTACTTTGTCAAGTAAAAAGGACGGTTTTTTTGAGGAGACCGTCCAAACTCCTTATTATTATGCCTGTTGTGCTTTGGTAATATACTTACCAAAACGATCATGAAACTCATCAAAGCATTCAACTTCGTCTGGATCAATTGGTAGGGCATACTGAGTGAGGGCTAATTTGATACCCATTACAACCAATTCAGTTTCGAAATTATCCATCATAAAGCGCAAGAACTTGTCGACTTTGTCGTCAAATTTCTTATCGCCTTTGTCGGACGCATCTTTAAGTTCATAGCAGAGCGAGACCGTTAAGGAATACATGGCACTGATTTCTTTGGTCTTAAGCTCTTTAACCTTACCTGACAAAATGTCAGTTGGGTTAGGCATTTGAGCCGCAACCTTGCGGTGTGCGACAAACTTGATTGCAAGGCCTTCGCCTACAGCACCTGATACAAGATCAGTTGTTGTTTCTTCATCAAGCTCATCTTCGAGCAGTTCACTTACAAACGACCATGAACGGGGAGTTGCAAACGATCTGCTTGGAGATTTAGGATCAAAATCGTAAAGGTCCTTTTTACTAAAAGTCAAGTAACCTACAACATCGTTATGGATTTTATTATCCACTGCCCACTGGAACCAGTCGTCAAAGTCGACTGCAAGTTCTAAGTGAACAAAACGATTGGCTAACGGAGCAGGCATACGATATGTAACACCTTTGTCAGCTTCGCGGTTACCTGCGGCAACAATATAAACATTGTCTGGCAATGCATATGTGCCAACCTTACGGTTAAGAATAAGTTGATAAGCGGCCGCTTGTACTGCTGGCGCCGCCGAATTCATTTCGTCTAAAAATAAGATAATTGCTTTATGTTTTTTAGCAAATTCTGCAGAAGGAAGTTCTACAGGTGGTGCCCATTTCATCGTATTATCATTTGCTGCATAATACGGGATACCCTTAATATCAGTCGGCTCCCAAAGTGATAGTCGAACGTCAATTACATGAGCGTTCATGTATTCACCAATTTGATGAACAATGTCGGATTTGCCGATACCTGGTGGACCCCAAATAAAAATAGGGCGTTGTTTCTTAATAGCATGTTTAATGCTGTTTTTAGCCTTGTTAGGGCTAAGAGTGCGGATTGCTACATTTTCCATATTGTACTCCTTTTGTACCTCAGTGCCTTAGTATGTATATACTATAACACTAATTACTCTAAGAGTCAACCACTATTTTGCCAAAACTTCAATAAATTTTTCTTCTCTATCTAAGAACTTATAATCTATATGTTTAGGATGCATTATTTCCATGTGTTCGAACACAGTCTTTGGCTCAAAATCACTACAACTATATACATCAAACTGCACAAGTGCAGGAGAAGATTCGTCCCAAATGTGCATTGCTATATGACTAGTTTCTATAATTGCAAATGCTGTAATACCTCTGTTTCCTACCATTTTGCAATAACTTGCAGTAGGACCATACATTGGTTTCATTTTGATTTTTTTAATCAAAGCCCGCAAAAATTTGATAGCTTTGTTTTTGTTGACTATGGGCTTGTCAACTTCTGCCCGAACTACTAAATGTTTATGAGTTAACATATGGGATTATTTAGTAATATTCTATTACTTTTGACGATTAATAGCCTTTATTAAACCATATTTTCTAACATCACCTGAAAAAAGATGTAATTCCATTGCTTTCTTTTCGTTAGTTACTATAATTCCTTTTCGATCAAAGTAGTACGGGCAATCAATAAATTGATCCATCCATATAATTACATTAGTCGTAAATTCAAAATCTGCTGGATAAGGAACTTGATAAGTTTGTAACTCGAGTTCGTTTTTTAGAAAGTCATATCCTGCATCAGTAAGACGCAGTCCTCCGGTATCTTTTGATCTTGTATTTTGCCACCAAAGTGGCATGTACTGCTTTACAGTAGCATCATCAATGCTTTTATTTGCATTTTTTAAAAATATCTTAGTGTAAGTTTCTTTCCAATTCATTAATCAATCAATGGAACTACATTGCCTTTAACTAGTTTTACAACTGTAAAATCTTCACAATTAAAAAGATCATTTAATTTTTTGGCTAGATTGATTGCATGTCCTGGATTTGAAAATGATACTTTTTTATATTTAGGTCCAGGATAATTAGTTAAACTGTTTGACGATTTTAAATTAAACGGTTGATTATTGTAAAACACAGCCCAAATAGCCTCAGCACTTAAAATTTGCTCGCTTTTATAGGTCTTCTTATCTATATGTTCTAATAAAACCGTAGGCTTTGGCCTGCTCATATGCGTATTCCTTTAATAAACTACGCATATATTTATCTCTTTTTATGGGTCAAACTACCACTTATTTCCGCCATCTAATCTTACTTCGATAGTCTCATCGTCTGTATTATTAGATGTTTGTAATAGTTTTTCTAAGTCTTCACTTAGTCTAGTCATTACAATGCCAAGTGTAAACGCTAGACTCTTTGCTGTTTGAATATCTAGTTTAACTTCTTTGGATTGACTAGCATCTGCACTTTTTACTTGTTTGAGAAACTGTTGAATAGGAACAGTATTTAAAATATCATTTTGCATTGGCTTTACTCAATTCAGTTCTCATTTCAATTATTGTTTTAAAGGGACCTCTAAAAGGATATCTTTCAATTGTAATTGTCTTAGGACAAAAGCTCTTTACCCAACCTTTATCGAATTGGATAATATAGTATCCTGCACAATATAAACTTTTACTTTTGTTACTTTTAGTAAAAAGCGGTAATTTTTTAACTACATCATACAAAGGGTTAAATGGTTTACAACTAGTTGGAAATCCGTGTACTTCATTCGGAACTACTTCTGTAATTTCCAATTTGTCCCAACTTACTTTACCTAGGTCTTTTTCTAATTGTCGTTTGTTTAAAAATCTTGTACCCTTAGCATCACTAACCATATAACGATCATCTGACCAAGAAAGTGTTGCAACTTTTGCCCCGTTATTTTCTAATATCCAAAATTTACCACCAACTATTTCTTTTGCTTTTAATGTCATACTGTATACCTCGCTTGTAATGGCTCAGCATATAACTGAGCATTTTCACTTACTCTTTGCAAATCCCATGTAGCACAAAACTTCATAAGACGTAATCCTACTTGTGTAACTTCTTTAGGTTTTGCATGTTCTCTGATAGTGCTATTAATAATCTCTCTAATATCTGCAGGTTGTGCAGTCAAATCACATAATGTTACATTACGGTTATAATCATCTAGTACACGATGTTCTACACCTTCATGATCAACCCAACGCTGTAGCATCATGTTATTCCAGTTGTAGCCTTTTGTGTTTTTATCAGCAAATGCTTCTTGCAAACCTACTTTGTTCTTTGTGCCTTTTTTACGCACACCTGGATATGCACTAAACACATTGTCACTAGTGTCGCCGCGCATACACTTTTCAAACAACATAAATGCAGGATCGGGTGCAGGCTTAGCCTCTTTAGTTTTCTTATCTATAACAGGCTTACCTTTATCAGTAAAGTAACCTTCGTGTGTAATAACAGTATTAGTAACACCGTTATATTGACGCACATTAGGCGCAATCAACTGTGCAAAGTCACCATCTGTACTAATAATAACATGATCGTCATTAGGGTGTGCTTGCACCCAACC